CAATGATAAGAGGTATATTATGATAAGTTATATTTGGAATAAAATTAAAAATATATTTAAACCTAAAAAACAAGATCCCCATCTTGTTTTATATGAAGAAGTAAAACCTAAACCAGATCCTTGTAGTAAACACATATACTATAGAAAAAGCTGTCTAGTTTGTAGAGAGCTAAGACAAGCAGGAGTTATTTAATGGCTGGATTAAGTGCATCAGGATTAAAAACACAAATAAGAAGTTATACTGAAACAGATTCTAATGTTTTAACAGATAGTGTTTTAGAAAATATAATTTTAAACGCACAGTATAGAATATTTAGAGATGTCCCTATCGATGCAGATAGAAAACAACAATTAGGTAATTTTGTTGCTGGACAAGAGTCCATAAATGCTCCAGCAGGATGTTTATTTATTAGAGGCATACAAGTGTACGACACAAATGGATCAGCTATTACAGGAGCTAACAGATGGCTAGAGAAAAAAGACATGTCTTATCTTCAAGAGTATCAAGATATTACAGGAACAGCAGCTGCACAAGGTCAACCTAAATATTATGCTATGTTTGGTGGTGCTACAGGAGAATCTGATACTACATCAGGTCGAATATTTTTAGCTCCAACGCCAAATACTACGTATAGATTTAGAGTGCATTTTAACAAAATGCCTGATCTTTTAGAAAATAATGACACTAATTATATTAGTCTTAATTTTCCAAATGGTCTTTTATATTGTTGCTTGTCAGAGACATATGGATTTTTAAAAGGTCCAATAGATATGTTGACACTTTATGAAAATAAATATAAACAAGAAGTACAGAAGTTTGCTAATGAACAAGTTGGCAGAAGACGAAGAGATGACTACACAGATGGCGCTGTTCGTATTCCAGTAAACTCAGCAAACCCGTAGGAGATAAATTATGGCAATATCATCAGCAATATGTTCAAGCTTTAAACAAGAGCTTTTACAAGGTAAACACAGTTTTGAATCTTCAGGTGGTCACACTTTTAAAATTGCATTGTTCGATAGTGATGCTAACTTAGGTGCTGCTACAACAGATTATTCAACATCAGAAGAAATTACAAATACATCAGGATCTGCATATACTGCAGGTGGTGCAACTTTAACTAACACTGGAGTTGGATTAACAAGTACAACTGCATTTACAGATTTTTCTGACGTGACTTACAGCTCAGCTTCTTTCACTGCAAATGGTGCATTAATTTATAACACAACAACAAATGGTGGCTCGTCTACTACTGATGCTGTTTGTGCAATTGCATTCGGTGGAGACAAAACAGCAAGTAATGGAACTTTTAAAATAGAATTTCCCGCAAATAATTCTTCAGCAGCAATCATTAGATTAGCGTAGGAGGTCGACCATGTCGACAACTTCAGGATGGGGCAGGTTCACCTGGGGCCAAGCTAATTGGAATGCAGATACAACTCTTAAAACAGGTTGGGGTGCCCAACAATGGAGTGGTGATGGTGGCTGGGGAGATCTTTCTGATCAAACTATTTCTGTTTCTTTAACAGGTATACAAATAACATCTAGTATTGGTTCAGTTGATGTACCAGATCAAGTAATAACACCAACTGGTTTAGAATCTACTTTTTCACAAGGTGAAGCTTTTGTTCCTGTTGTTATAGACGACACGTTATCTATTACATCTTCCGTTGGTTCAGTTTCCGTGGTTGATATGCAAGTTGGCTTGACCGGCTTGTCATCAACATTTGCTATTGGATCTGTAACAGTCAATGACATGACTGTTGGTTTAACAGGTCTTGATGCAACATTTAGTCAAGGAACTGCAAAAGCACCAAACGAAACAGCTATTCTTTCTGGAGTATCAGCAACATTTAGTCAAGGAACTGCACAAGGTATATCATCACAAGAAGCATTATTAACTGGAGTATCATTTAGTGCTAGTGTTGGCTCACTTATTATACCAAATGACGTAGTTCAATTATCAGGATTAGAAGCAGAGTTTACTCAAGGTTCAATTGTAGGATTAGGTGGTGCTGTAGTTCAACCTACTTCTCTATCTATGACAGGTAGTGTAGGAACTCTAGATCCTAATGACATGACTCTAGGATTAACTGGTCAGTCATTTAACGCTAATGTTGGTAGTATTTCATTGACAGATATTACAGTAGGATTGACAGGACAATCAGCATCATTTAGTATTGGAGCCGTAGATATTTTTGCTTATGGCGATGTTGACACTGGTTCAAATACGTCATATAATAATGTTTCAACAGGTTCGAATGATACATATTCTGATGTTGCAACTGGATCAAATACAAGTTATAGTGACGCTGCATAATAGGAGATAATTTATGGCATCAACATATACGCCTTTAGGTGTTGAACTTCAAGCAACTGGTGAAAATGCCGGTACATGGGGTACGAAAACTAATACAAATTTACAACTTATTGAACAAATAACTGGTGGATATATTCAAAAGTCTATTACTGGTGGTGCACAAACTACAGCTCTAACTGTTAGTGACGGATCTTTAAATGCGGAACTCGCGCACAGAATGATAGAATTTACAGGTTCTATATCTGGTAATCAGATTGTTACAATACCTTTAGATGTTCAAACTTTTTATATTTTAAAAAATTCAACTTCAGGTGCGTACACTGTTCAGTTTAAATATGCATCGGGATCTGGTTCTACATTTACTTTTTCAGCAACAAACAAAAAAACTGCTATTGTTCAAGCAACGGCAGACGATGGAACTAATCCAAATATAGTAGAAATTCAAACAGGTGGAGATGTTGTAGACGATACATCACCTCAACTTGGTGGTAACTTAGATACTAATTCTTTCATGATAGATTTCGATGATGCTCATGGTATCAGAGATGAAAATGCAAACGAACAATTAATTTTTGAAACAACATCATCAGCAGTAAACCATGTTGATGTAACTAACGCTGCAACAGGTAATGCTCCTCAAATAGGTGCAGTTGGAGATGATTCAAACGTAGATTTAAAATTAAGACCAAAAGGAACTGGTAACATTGAAGTAATGGGTGCAACAAACCCAGGTGCAATTCAATTGAATTGTGAATCTAACAGCCACGGGATTATCTTACAGTCACCCCCACACAGCTCAGGGCAGAGCTATACACTAAAATTTCCCACTGGAAATGTTACAGCAGATAGATTTTTAAAAGTAGCTTCAGTATCTGGTTCAGGTACAACAGGTGTTGGACAATTATCTTTTGCTGAAGTATCAGGTGGTACATCATGGCAAGCAGTAAAAACTTCTACATTTACAGCAGTAGCTGGTGAAGGATATTTTATTAATACAACTGGTGGAGCATTTGAAATGGATTTACCTGCAGGTAATATTGGAGATGAAGTATCATTCATAGATTATGCAGGAACATTTGATACTAACGCATTAACAATCGATCAAAACGGTTCAGAAAAAATTGCAGGATCAACAGATCCTTTAACAGTATCAACAGAAAGAGCAGCGAATACTTTAGTTTATGTAGATAGCACACAAGGTTGGCTCTTAAAGAATAATTAAGGAGATACATGGCTGCTTATAAAGATCTAGTAGGGCAGAAGATTACGAAAGTGACTTCAAACCCTGGTGAACCTAAAACAGGTCAGATGTGGTATAACTCTACTACAGGAACTCTTAGAGGGTTAGCAGTTGTTGAAGCATGGGCTAGTTCTAGTTCCATGTCATTAGCACGATATAACACAGGGAGTTTTGGTATTCAAACTGATGCTGTCGTTGCAGGTAATGATGGCACTTATGTAACTACAACAGAGGAATATAATGGATCTGGTTGGAGTTCTGGAGGTGCTTTGGGAACAGGACGAGGAGCAAGTGCTGGTGCGGGAGTTGTTTCTACCGCAGGTTTAATTTTTGGAGGTTTTCAAGGAACAGCAAATCAAGTTATAACAGAATCTTATGATGGATCTAGTTTTAGTGAAGTTTCAGATATGACAACTGGTCGAAGAATTTTAGCAAGTGCTGTTCAAGCACCACAATCAGCAGGTTTAGCGTTTGGTGGTTTTGTTACAGCAGCATCAACTGCAACTGAAGAATGGGGAGGCTCATCGTGGGCTAATAGTGGAGCATTGCCTACTGCAAAATATAAACATGCAGGAGCTGGAACACAAACAGCTGCATTATCTTTTGGTGGAATACCAGCACCAGGTGGGTCGGCACAATCAACTACAGAAGAATATGATGGAAGTAGTTGGACAAGTGGAGGAACTTTAGGAACAGCCGTTGAAAGATGCGCAGGTTCAGGAACTCAAACACTTGCACTTTGTTTTGGTGGACCACCAGATACTGATTTAACTCAAAAATACGACGGAACATCTTGGAGCAATGCACCTACGTTAGGGACAGGAAGAGGATATTTAATGGGAGTTGGAACTGGGAGTGCAGCATTAGCTTTTGGTGGCCATCCTCCAACTGTAACAACCACAGAAGAATTTACTAAATCAACAAACGTTATTACAGCTGGAGCATGGGCTAGTGGTAATAATATGGGCACAACAAGATGGCAAACATCTGGTGCAGGATCACAAACAGCAGCTTTAGCTTTTGGTGGTGAAACACCTGGAGGAGATACTGCAAACACAGAAGAATATAATGGAACAAGTTGGTCCGAACAAAATAATTTACCAGCATCAACAAAAGACCATGTTAGCTTTGGTATACAAACTGCAGCTGTATCTTGTGGTGGTTCATCCCCAACACTACAAACCTATAAATATGATGGGACTTCTTGGACAACTTCTGGTAGTGCAAATACAGCGAAGAATAACAGTGCTGGATGTGGAACATCCACTGCAGGAGTTGCATATGGTGGTTATCCAAATATAACAGCAACAGAAGAATTTGATGGTAGTTCCTGGACAACAAATCCTAATTCACTACCCACTGCTAGAACAAATAGTTTTGGAACTGGAACGCAAACAGCAGCTTTAAATGCATATGGTGGTCCACCATTTGTTGCAGATACATATGAATATGATGGTTCCTCTTGGACAACTGGAGGAGCAGGTATTACACCAAGAGCCGATGCAAGAGGTGGTGGGACTCAAACAGATGCCATAGCAGCAGGAGGATATAATCCTAGTGCTATATCGACTGCAGAAGGTTATGATGGAACTGCTTGGTCAACAAGACCCTCAATATCTACAGCAAGATTTGGATCAGCTGCAGGTCAAGGAGTAGCACCTGCTTCAGCAAACTGGATCGCTGCTGGTTATACAGGATCAGCAGGTACTAATGTTCATGAAGAATTTACAGGAGAAACAACAACTATTAACATAGCAGATTTTACAACAAGTTAATTATGAGCACATATAGAAAAATACATGGACGATCAATTCAAGCAGTAACAACTGATCCAACTGAATCAGTTGCTGAAGGTCAGGTTTGGTATAACACAACTAGTGATACTTTTAAAAGTGTGTTGGTTACTGAAGCATGGGCATCTTCTGGCCCTTTAGGAAGTGGGCGATATGGTTTAGGAGGAGCAGGTTCTCAAACTGCAGCTTTAGGTTTTGCAGGTTATAGTGCCCCTTCTCCAGGTTATAGTGAATCTCAAAAAACTGAAGAATACAATGGAAGCGGTTGGGCTACAGGAGGAACTTTAGGTGGTTCAAGGTATCTTATTGGAGGGGCTGGAACTCAAACAGCTGGTCTAGCGTTTGGAGGAAATGCACCTTCAACTGGTAGATCTGCTTTAACAGAAGAGTATGATGGAACTAGTTGGAGTGAATCTGGAGATTTATCTACAGCAAGAAGAGGATTAGGATCTGCAGGAACTCAAACAGCTGCAACAGCATTTGGTGGAGATGCACCTCCAGGTGTAACACCTGTTAATAGCACAGAAGAATATGGTGGAACAAGTTGGACATCAGCACCTAATTTAAATACTGCTAGATCACTAGCTAATCAAGGATATGTAGGTACTCAAGATGCAACATTTTATGCAGGCGGTGCTACTCCTAGTCTTTCAAGTGCTGTTGAAGAATACAATGGCACTGCGTGGACAACTGTAACGTCTTTACCTGCGGCTAAAAGAAATTCTGGAGTTGCAGGAACTCAAACAGATGGTTTACTTTTTGGAGGTGCATTACCTCCAGTTACAAATGTGACATTAAAATATGATGGTACTAGTTGGACATCAGCACCTAATCTTGGAACAGCTGTTACAACTGGAGCAGGAGCAGGGACTGCTAGTGCTGGATTAAGTTTTGGTGGAACACCTGGACCTAGTACAGGAACTGGAAACACAGAAGAATTTACATCATCAGCAAACGTCATTACAGCTGCAGCATTTTCTAGTAAAAATGGACCTCCTAACGCAGTGTATGGAGGAGGTACAGGTGGAACACCTACAGCAGCTTTTTTAGTTGGAGGTTATGGAACAGCTCCTGCCCCTTCTGCAAATAGAGCATATTATCAACTTTTTGATGGAACAAATTGGTCTGAAGGTCCTGATTTAAATTTGGCAAGAGTATATTTAGGTGCTGCAGGAACTCAAACAGCAGCACTTGCATTTGGAGGAAGAGTGGTTAGTGGCGCTGCTACCAATGATGTAAGTGAAGAATATAATGGATCAAGTTGGAGTGAAGGAAATAATTTAAATACAGCAAGACAATTTGGTGGTTCTTGTGGAACTCAAACAGCAGCTTTAGGAACAGGTGGTGGCCCAAGTGCTCAAACAACTAATGAAGAATACGACGGAACTTCTTGGACAAGTGTTAATGCTTATCCAATTTCTGTAACCTCCAACCTAAGAACAACTGGAACACAAACTGCTGCTTTTGGTGTTGGAGGACCTTCTTCTTCAACAGTAACTAATACTTATGATGGAACAAATTGGACATCGGCACCTGCTATAATTAGTGGTGTTGAGGAAGGAAATTTAAATGGCACAACTTCTGATGCCATTCATGCAGGGGGAAAAGCTGGTTCTACTAATTACACAGCGGCATCACAAATATATAGTAGTAATGTTTGGTACACTGGACCTAATTTAGGCACAGGAAGAGCAGCTTTGCCTTCAGGACCTTCTTCAAGTAGTGTATCAGGTTCTTTATTTTTTGGAGGACCAAAAGGAGCACCAACTTATGCAGGAAATCAATTAGAAGAATTTACAGGAGAAACAACTGCATTAAATGTTAAAACTTTGACACAGAGTTAAACTATGATATACAAACTTTAAAAGGAGGAAGACTATGGCACACTTTATATATGGAGTAGCTGAAAACACAGGCAAAGGATTTTTTACTGCAGAAGACAGAAGAAAATTCTTCCTTAGAGGTTATCCCGCAAACGTCTGGATGGTTGGCAACAACGTTGATGGCGCTATGTGGATGGCTGAAAAAGGAGCTCGTGAACAGACAAAAGCAGAAGCACAAGCTTTGATTGACGCTGAAGTACAAGCGGCACAAGCTGATTGGGACGCTTTGCCTGATGAAGAAAAAGCACCAGCTATGCCAAATAATACAAGACCAGTAGATGTAGTATTGCCATAAGGATTTTCTAAATGGCAACTTACGAAGAAATATACGGTAAGAGAGTAAAAGAATTTGACTCTGACCCCACGCTCGATTCGAGTTATGAGGGACAGGTTTGGTACGACAAATCTACAGGTACATTAAGATCTGTTGTTTCTTTTGAATCCACATCAAGTCAACCACCCTTAGCTACAGCGAGAAGTCAGGGTTCAGCAGCAGGTACTACTACCGCAGCGATAGTTGCTTTTGGTAAAACAAACCCTGTTCCAGGAACTAATGTTACACCAACAGAAACATGGAATGGAAGTGGATTTTCAGGTTCACCAAATGTTAACACAGCTAGACAACACACAGCAGGATTTGGAACAGCAACCTCAGCATTATTTGCAGGTGGTCCTGGAGGCGCAGCTAATGTTGAAACTTATGATGGAAGTTCGTTTAGTGAAACAACCGATTTAAATACAGGCAGAGCCAATTTAGGAGCCTCTAGTAATTCTCCTCAAACAGCTGGTTTAGTTTTTGGTGGAGAAGGACCTCCCGCTACAGGAGCAACAGAACTTTGGAATGGAAGCTCATGGGCTGAACAACCAGATTTAAATACTGCTAGAACAGATGGAGCAGGTGCAGGAATTTCAACTTCAGCTTTATTCTTTGGAGGAGAACCCACTCCTGCTAATGGTAATAAGTCTGAAGAATACAATGGAACTGCTTGGTCAAACACACCTAATTTAAATACAAATCAACAAGGAAATGCAGGAGCAGGAGCTAACGCGGATTCAGCAATTTCTTTTGGAGGTCCACCTCCAGCACCTGGAACACAAATTGAAACTTTTGATGGGACTTCTTGGACAACTTCTCCAGCAACATTGGCGACCGCAAGGATGAATATAAATTCATGTGGACTTGCATCTTCAACTTTAGCTGCAGGAGGTTTTCAAGCCTCTCCTGCTGTTTTTCTTGCAACAACAGAAGAATTTAATAAATCAATTAACACTATTACAGCCGCAGCATGGGCTAGCACACCTAGTTTAGGAACTGCAAGAAGACAAGTTGGAGGATTTGGACATACAACAACTGCAGCAGTATGTGCATGTGGACAAAACCCTCCTGCACTAAGTAATGTAGAAGAATACAATGGCTCATCTTGGTCTGAGGTAAATAATATACCAGTAGCAAGGGTAAAACCATTTGCTAGTGGAACTTTAACTGCAGGATTAGTAGGCGGCGGTGAATCAGGTCCAACTCCTGCTTCACAAGCAACTGCAGCTGAATACGATGGAACAAACTGGACAGCCACTCCAGCTATTCCACAAGCTTGTTTAGATGCTACATCTTTAGGAACTCAAACAGCAAGTTTAGTGTGTGTTGGTCCTCCTTCACCTAATACTGCAGTTCTTTATTATAATGGTTCTTCTTGGACATCAGGACCTACAGCAACTCCAACCTCAATGGGAAGTGCCTCAGGAAATGGTACACAAACAGAAGCTTTAGTTTATGGTAATTCACCTAGTCAAACTACAACTTTAGAATGGAATGGTTCTAGTTGGACTTCTGGTGGTCCTTTAAATACTGGTAGAGATAGAGGAGCAGAAGCGGTAGGTGCTCCACAAAACGCTGCATTGTATTTTGGTGGTAATGCACCATCTACTACAGAATTAACTACAACAGAAGGATATGACGGAACTTCATGGTCAACAAGACCTAGTATGGCAACCGCAAGAAGAGGACTTGGAGGAGCTGGTATACAAACAGCGGCGTTAGCTTTTGCAGGATACACAGGATCGGATACAGCTGTATCAGAAGAATTCACAGGTGAAATAGAAACAGTTACAGCCAAAACATTGACATCTAGTTAATAAAGTATATATTAACTAACGAAAGGATTATTATGACAGAAAAAAGAAATATACATGCACTTATAGAAAAAGAAGCACCAAGCTTAAATAATTTATTAGATCCAGAAGATGTAAAAGAGTTTAAGGCTATGACAGCCGAGCTTCGTGACACATGGACCAAGAAACAAGTATTTAGAACAGAAACAGAAATGAGGATGTCAGTTCTTCAAGATATGAAATATCCAACAAAGGCTGCAAAGTATTGGCAGTGTGTTAGAGAACAAAACGTATTTTTAGAAAATTTAATGAGTCTATCATTTGATTGTAGAAGACAAGAAGCTAAAATTAAATGGTTAGAAAAAAAGATTGAGACTGAAAAAGACGAATACAAATTAACAAAATATCAAATAGATTTAGATGAAGCTAGATACGGTTTAGCTAATATGCAATTAGTAGCAAGAGATCGTATGAGAGAAATTAAACTTTGGTCTTCGTTAAAAAAAGAATTTGACGATGGGTCGTTTGATACTAAAGATGTTAACAGACACCAATTAGATTCTTATCATTTGATAATGAAAAATAAAGCAGAAACATTATCGTCTGGTTCTTCACAGCCAGAAATATTTAATGTATTGGGTCAATTAAAAAGTATAGAAAGAGTTAAGAAATCAGGAGAAATGATTTACAACAAGAAAGAACAATTAACCAGTGACCTCGGAGCCAAAGAAAAATAAACAACTATTCTTTTTAGTTGCACTACCACGATCAGGTAATACTTTATTTGCAAGTATTATGAATCAGAATCCTAAAATAGCTGCAACCCCTAACTCTATTACATTGGAGATAATGAAAGATTTGTTTTTGTTAAAACAAACAGATGTGTTTCATAATTATCCAGATCATAAATCATTAGATAATGTATTAGATGCAGTATATGATAATTATTATAAAGACTGGCCACAAAGAATAATTATAGATAGAGGTCCTGTTACAACTGTCGGTAATTTAGCACTGATGCAAAAACATTGTAAACGTCCATTTAAGTGTGTTGTATTACTTAGAGATTTAATGGATGTGTTGGCTAGTTATATGCAGTGGTATATAGAAAATCCTGATGCATTTCCTAATAGATACAATTTAAAAAATGATGATGAAAAATTAAGTATGATTATGAATAAAGAGGGTGCCGTTGCAAAAGATTTGGAAGCAATAAAAAATTCATATAATTATCCAGGTCTTTGTCATTATGTAAAGTATGATGACATGGTTACACAACCAGAACAAGAGTTTAGAAAAATATATCAGTTTATGGGACTGCCTTATTTTAATCATAAATTTGATAATTTAGATCAAGTATCAGTAAATGGTATATCTTATGATGATAGAGTAGTAGGTAGTAATATGCATAAACTATTTGATGGACCTGTAAGAAAAGTGTATAACCCCTACATAGAAAAAATCCCAGAAAGGATAAAAGAAAAATATGGACACATCAGATTTTAAATTTATATTTTTAGGTCAATCAGTATTAAGATATCAAGTGCCGTTAGATGTATTTAATACTATCAATCATATTTATGAAACTAAATATCCTGAACTTAAACCTGCTAACAAACAATTGGTTGGTAAAATAGAAAAAGAACATAGTTTATTTTTTGATGGTCAAGATAGTGAAAAGATGACTAGACATAATCGTTTACCACAAAACGTATTACAATGGTTTTATCAAAAATTTACACACTATTTACAATGGAATAAGGTGAGAGAATATGAAATGCATTTAAATTCTGTATGGGTTAATACTATGTTTCAACATGAGTATAATCCAGTGCACGTGCATCAAGGATCATTGTTTACAGGTTTATCTAGTGTTATGATTTTAAAATTACCGCAAAGTTTTGGTGTAGAATATTCCTCACCAGGCGCACCACAAAATGGTAGATTACAAATATTAGGATCAGCATCTGGTCAGTTTGCAAATGTAGATTATCAACCGGAAATTAAAGAAAGAGATTTTTATATCTTTCCGTATGACATGAGACATACAGTGTATCCATTTAATGGAGAAGGTTATAGACGAACACTAGCTGCAAACATGGACGTGCAGTATGACCCAATTAAAAATAGAGGAGTAAGTTAATGTACGAAAATAGACACATCACAGAACCTAAATGGAAAAGTTGGATTATACAAACAACTACACCATTGTTTACACCTGATCAGTGTAGACAGATTATAGAATGTGGTAGACGTCAACCGCCACAACAAGCACAAGTTGGTATGGGTAAACCTGGAGGTGGCACAGACACAAAAAAAAGAGTTACAACAATATCATGGATACCATTTCAAGAAATGGAACACATGTATCGTGATCTTAATAATTTTATACAAAAGGCAAATGAAAATCATTTTGGTTTTGGAGATATACAAGTTACAGAACAAGCTCAGTTTACAGAATATCCGGAAGGTGGGTTTTATGATTGGCATATGGATTGTGATGTAAACATGCAACACGAACCACCTGTAAGAAAAATATCAATGACGTTGTTATTAAATGATCCATCAGAGTTTGAAGGAGGAGACCTTGAACTAATGGCACCTGGTAAATTTGCAGAACTAAAACAAGGTCATGCAATAGTATTTGCATCTTTTTTAAATCATAGAGTTAATCCTGTAAAACGTGGTGTTAGACAATCTCTTGTTGTTTGGTTTGGAGGTAAACCGTTTAGATGATTAAAGAACAATTTTTTCCAACAAATATATATGGTAAGGATGTAAAATTAGATAATCAATTATTTACCAATGAGATAGTTGAGTGGTCTAAACGAGATCCTGGTGTAAAAAAAACAAATCGTAACGGCTGGCACTCTACAACTGAGATGCATAAGATGCCTGTGTTTAAACCTTTAGTACATGAATTGTTTGTAATGATGAATGATATATGGAAAGAAGAATGGTTGGATAGAGAACCTGTGTTAGGTAACATGTGGGCTAATATAAATCCACCAGGTGGGTACAACGCTCCACACATACATCCTAATAGTTTATTTAGCGGTGTGTATTATGTAAAGGCTCCAAAAGACTCTGGTAATTTAGTTTGTAATGAACCAAGAGCAGGAGCACAATTAAATATGCCAGCAAGAAAACCTGGAAAACCACCAAAAGAACTATGGAAAGAAGTTCACTTAGAACCAAAAGAAGGTAGAATTATTATGTTTCCTTTTTATCTTTGGCATTGTGTTGAACCTAATTTATCTAATGATATAAGAATATCAGTAAGTTTTAATTTTATACAACATGGCTTTCAATAAATATCAAGTAATTAAAGGTGCACTTAGCTACGAGTTAGCTAATTTTATATTTAATTATTTTTTACTTAAACGTGATGCAGTTCAATGGATGTATCAAAACAACATTACCTATGACAATGGTATGTTTGGAACTTGGTCTGATAAACAGGTTCCTAATACGTATTCTCATTATGCAGATAATGTTATGGAAACATTGTTAGTCAAGATGCTACCAGTCATGGCTAAAGAAACAGGTCTTAATTTAGTGCCTACATATTCGTATGCTAGGATATATAAAAAAGGTGATATATTAAGAAGACACAAAGATAGACCCTCTTGTGAGATATCTACCACATTAAACCTTGGTGGAGATCCATGGCCTATATTTATCGATGGTACAGGGGCTGACAGCGTCATAGACGAGTATAAATCTATCATTAAACCCAATGCTCCAGAAGGCACTAAAGTCTTGCTTGATGTAGGAGATATGCTAGTATATAGTGGTTGTGAATTAGAACATTGGAGAGAACCATTTGAAGGTGATGTCTGTGCGCAGGTATTTCTTCATTATAACCATGTGAATGGTCCTTTTGCTGAAAAGAATAGGTTCGACAAGAGGCCGATGTTAGGTATTCCACCAATACGGAATATGTAATATAATGAGGTTATATGCTACAAAAAATAGGGTTTCAACCTGGTATCAATAAACAAATCACACCTACAGGCGCAGAAGGTCAATGGATCGACTGTGATAATGTTAGATTTAGATATGGGACACCTGAAAAAATAGGTGGTTGGAAACAATTAGGTGAAAGTAATTTAACTGGTGCAGGACGTGGTCTTCATCACTATGTAAATAGTTTAGGTCGAAAATACGCGATCATTGGCACAAACAGAATTTTATACGCATACTCGGGTGGTGTATTTTATGATATACATCCTATTAAATCTACAAACACGCTTACAAGTGCATTTAGCACGACCAACGGATCACCTACAGTTACAATAACGTTTAGTGGTGCTCATGGTATTAATGCATCAGATATTGTATTGTTAGATAATTTTTCTACAATTACAAACTCTAATTTTGGTGCATCTGATTTTGATAATAAAAAATTTATGGTAACAACTGTACCATCAAGCACAACTATCACAATTACGATGCCATCAAATGAAACAGGATCTGGTGCAACTACATCAGGTGGTATACGTGTTCAACATTATTATACTGTTGGTCCAGCTGTACAAGCAAAAGGTTTTGGTTGGGGACTAGGATCTTGGGGTGGTGAAGAAGTAGGAGCATTTACTACAACTTTATCCGGTGCAATAAACTCTTCAACTACGACAGGTATTATATTAGCTGACCCCTCACAGTTCCCAAGTTCAGGTACAAACTTTGTACAAATAGGAACTGAAGAAATATCTTATACAGGCATAAGTGCATCTAATGAATTAACAGGTGTAACTAGAGATGTTAGAGGCACATCACCTTCATCTCACGGTGCTGGAGACACAGTGACTAATGCAAGTAATTATGTTGCATGGGGTGAGGCAGCATCTGGTGATTTAGTATTAGAACCAGGTATGTGGTCGTTAGATAATTTTGGAGATAAGGCTATATGTTTAATACATGATAGTGCTGTGTTTGAGTGGGATTCATCATTGTCAAATGCAACAGATACAAGAGCAACAATTATATCTGGTGCACCAACAGCGTCACGTCATATGTTAGTATCTACACCGGATAGACACTTAGTATTCTTTGGAACAGAAACAACAATAGGTGACACATCTACACAAGATGACATGTTTGTAAGATTTTCTGACCAAGAGGATATAAACACATATACACCTACAGCAACTAATACAGCTGGTACACAAAGACTAGCCGACGGATCACAGATCAGAGGAGCAATCAGAGGTAGAGATGCAATCTACGTTTGGACTGACACAGCATTATTTACACAACGTTTTGTTGGCCAACCATTTACGTTTGCCTTTTCACAAGTTGGAACTAACTGTGGACTCGTTGGACAAAATGCATGTGTAGAAGTAGATGGTTCTGCATATTGGATGTCAGAAAATGGTTTTTTTAGATATGCTGGTAAATTAGAATCATTACCTTGTTTGGTAGAAGATCATGTATATGACAATATAAATTTAGAATCTGGTAATCAAATGGTATCAGCAGGATTAAATAACTTGTTTGGTGAAGTAATGTGGTTCTATCCAACAACAGGATCTTCTGTTGTAAATAGAATGGTTGCATATAATTATTTTGATTCATCACCACAAAGACCTGTTTGGACAAATGGAACATTGGCTAGAACTATGTGGGAGGATTCTGCAGTATTTGGTAATCCACATGCATTAGAATATGATGCAGATACAGATACATCTTTTGATGTTGTGGGCAACACAGAAGGTAGAACAACATACTATGAACATGAGACAGGGACTGATCAGGTTAAAGGTGGAGCTGTCACAGCAATTACAGCAAACATTGCATCTGGAGATTTTGATATTACGCAAGCAAGAGCACAAGGTACAGGACAAGCTACAGGTGTTGCAACCTTTAGAGGAGATGGTGAATTTATAATGAAGATAAGAAGATTTATACCAGACTTTATATCTCAAACCGGTAATACACAAG